CCACTTGGAGCTGGCGGTTTTTTTGTGTCCGGACCAGATACGACGTGCGGCCTGCCGGGCATAACCAATAGCCGCTCGGTGAGGTTGGCGCCCTCTTTACAATTCAGCAGCCGCAACCAAACATGACTATTCGCCCGCCGCCGAGCGGGCTTTTTTATGCCTATGAATCGCCAACTACTCAGATCACAGCTGGAGCGCCACGAAGGCCTCCGCCTGAAGCCCTACCTCGACACAGTGGGCAAGCTGACCGTCGGCTATGGTCGCAACCTGGAAGACGTGGGCATCAGTCGTGATGAGGCTGACTTCATGCTCGACAACGATATCGACCAGGTTGAGCGCCAGCTGGAGACCGTCGACGAATACCGGGATCTCGACCCTGTTCGCCAGACGGTTATCGCAAATATGGTTTACAACCTCGGCTTTTCGGGCCTCATGGGCTTCAAGAACATGTGGGCAGCGATCGGTCGTCGGGACTGGAATTCTGCATCAGAGGAAATGATGCAATCTAAATGGGCCCGCCAGGTTGGCGTGAGAGCCGTTGAGTTGTCGGAAATCATGCGGACTGGCGAGGTGTAGCGGTGGATCAAATGGAATACGACCGCCGCCACTGGCATATCAGTAAGTCAATCAGCGTGGGGCACATACTGACTACTCTGACTGCTATGCTCGCAGCATTCTGGTTCCTTGCTCAGCAGGACACCAGGATCAGCAACCTTGAGCTCAACTACAGCCACCTGAAAGCCTCTCGGGCAGAAGATCAGGCCCGTACTGATCGTAAGTTTGAAGAGCTTAAGACAGACCTCCGGACTATCAATGCCAAGCTAGACAGGCTGATTGAGAGCCAGTCGGGTGGATACTGATCATCCTGACCCGAATCGCTGGTGGAAACACCGCCGGCGCGGGTACTACACCGGCAAGTGGTGGGCCATCTTGCAGACACCAGGCTGGGTTGCCCTGGAGCTGCACAAACCCGGCTCTGTTGCTGCTTTGGCCGTAGTTATCGGCTGGTCATATGGCATCAGCGCAACCCTTATCCTCAGCTACTTCGGCAACAACATCGCTGAGGCCTGGGCAGGCAAGGTGAAGCAATGATTCTGAGCACAGTGAAGGCCAAGCTCTCGGCGTATGCGGTTCCGATCATCGCCACTTTGCTGGTCGTTGCGGGACTCTCATTCTGGTGGCTTTGGTCAGACCGCCAGCAGCTGCTTCAAGAGAACGCCAATCTTACACAGGCCATGGATCAGGCCCGGGTCACCAACGAAGAGAACTTATCCCAGATCGCTCAGCTGCAGGCGGATATCCGTTGGCGGGATCAGCAAGCCCTGATCCGCTCAGAGCGAGAGAGAAACCTTAGCGAACAGCTGGCCAAGACCGAGGCCGAGCTGAAGGAGTTGGTCAAAGATGCGCCTTGCTCTGGTCCTGAGTATGTGTGGCCTGACGCTGTTTATGAGCGGATGCGGTCCGGCACAGTGGCTGACCCGAACCGAGTACGTGAAGGAGCAGGTTCCTCAGGATTACCTGGTACCGCGGACACTTCCGGCGCCACCTCGGCGGATTGACTGGTGCCCGGTGTGGGCTGAGCAGCTGAAGAAGGTGGCTACCGCGTGCGAGGGCGATAAGGATGACGTCAGGGCATGGAACGACCGGCCAATCGAAGAGGCATCTAAGTGAACGAAGAACAGACTGCCGAGCTCATCGAAGCTATCCGCCAGCAGACAGATGCCATAAATCGCCTGGCCAGCAGCAATTCCGCACTGGTTCAGGCGATGGCTGAGGCCGAGGGCATGGATGACGAGGACAGGGAGCCGCCCACTTACCTCGACGGCAGCTCACTCGACTGATGCCACAGCGTACCGCCAAGCCCTGCCGGGACAAGCTATGCCGGATGACCACCAGGGAGAAGCACGGCTACTGCGAGGCTCACGCTGACCAGGCGAAGAGCTGGACACGAGGTCGGGCAGGCAGAGGTAGAGGTGGCAGGCCATGGCGCCGGCTGCGAGAACAGGTGCTTGAGCGTGATCGGTACCTCTGCCAGCCGTGCAAGCGAGAGCGGAAAGCGACACCAGCGACTGAGGTTGATCACATCATCCCAGAGGCTGAGGGAGGCGCCACAGTTGCCGGCAACCTTGAGGCCACCTGCCACCCGTGCCACCAGGCCAAGACCCAGCGGGAGGCCTTGAGGGCTCGAAAGCAGGACGCCTGAGGCCCCGGGGGTGGGTAAATCGCTACCACCCTGGCCAGCGGACACCGCGCCCTCAATCGTTTTTTTTTTGCGTGAGAAATAACGAAACTTTTTCCGGAGGTCCTGGTTGAACAACAACGCTCCAGTTCGCGCCTCCGGCGGAGGCCGAAAACGGAAGTCGGTTGGAACTCAGAAAAGCTCGATCACCCGGATCAATCCTCCAGAAGAATTGATGGGCGATGCGGCCCGGAGAATCTGGAAACAACAATCGAAGGTCCTGATCGATCGCGGAACCTTCGAGGTCGAAGACGCCCCACTGCTTCAAGCCTACTGCAATGCCTGGCAGCTGATGCTCGATGCCGAGATTCGGATTGCCAACGAGGGATTAACGCTCCCGACCGCCGATGGCAGCGAGAAGATGCACCCGGTTGTGAACGTCCGAGACAAGTCAGTGCAGCAGCTTTCGAGGCTTGGCTCACTGCTCGGGCTGGATCCGCTCACCCGGATGAGAATGCTCGGCGGTGGCGGAGCAAATAACGACGGCAACAACGAGGGCAACGAATTCGACGAGTTCTAACCTATGAGCGCCTACCCCAATGTGAACGCGGCGCAGAAGTACGCCCGCGATGTGGTAGGTGGCCGGATTGTCGCCTGCAGCTACGTGAAGGCAGCTTGTGCCCGACACCTGAATGACCTGAAGGCTGCGAAAGCAAAGAGCTATCCGTACCGGTTCGACCGGGACCTGGCGGAAAGAGCCTGCAGGTTTGTCCAGCTCCTACCCCACACCAAAGGGGAGTGGGCCAGAGGCAACCAGCGAATTGTCCTCGAGCCATGGCAGCTGTTCAGCTTCTCGATGGTATTCGGCTGGATCCGGAAGAAGGACAAGCTTCGACGGTTCAGGGAAGTCTATGAGGAGGTTCCCCGGAAAAACGGCAAATCCATCAAGGTGGCCGGTGCCGGGTTGTATGCGTTCTGCGCAGACAAAGAATACGGCGCCGAGGTCTATTGCGGCGCCACCAGTGAGAAACAGGCCTGGGAGGTGTTCCGCCCTGCCCTGAAAATGGCCAAAAAACTGCCAAACCTGCGCAACCGATTTGGCATCGTGCCCTGGGCAAAGAAGCTGGAACGCGGCGATGGAAGCGTCTTCGAACCGGTGATCGGAGACCCGGGCGACGGCTCCAGCCCCTCGATGTCGATCATCGACGAGTATCACGAACATCCTGACTCGCGCCTTTACGACACGATGATTACTGGCATGGGCGCCCGATCGCAGCCGTTGCTGTGGGTGATAACCACCGCGGGGTTCGACATCGCCGGGCCCTGCTATGAAATGCGGGAACGGGCCATCGAGATGCTGGAAGGCACCAGCCAGGATGACGAGCTGTTCGCCATCATCTACACCATCGATCCGAAAGACGATTGGACAAGCGATGAGGCCATTCTCAAGGCCAACCCCAACGCCGGGGTTTCGGTAAAGCTCGACTACCTGAAAAGCCAGCGCGATAAGGCAGTTGCCCGGGCCCGGCTGGCAAACAAATACAAGACCAAACACCTCAATGTGTGGGTCTCCTCGAAAGAGGGGTTCTTCAACATGGAGGACTGGAAACACTGCGAGGACCGGTCACTCACTATCGACCAGTTCCGCGGCGAGGATTGCATTCTGGCTTTCGACCTTGCGCGAAAGCTCGACATGAACAGCATGGCCCGGCTATTCAGCCGGCAGGTCGATAGCAAGACGCACTACTACTGCGTCAGTCCGAGATTCTGGGTACCGGAAGACACCGCGTTCGACAATGAAGACCGCCGGCTTGGAGAGCGATACCAGGGCTGGATTGAGTCCAAGCACCTGGACGCCACAGACGGCAGCGAAGTGGACTACCGGGAAATCCTGGAATGCGCCAAGGAAGCCAACCTGGAAACGCCGGCGCAAGAGTCGCCCATTGACCCACACGGCGCCGCGAACCTCTCGCACCAGCTGGACGACGAGGGCCTGAACCCGATCACCATGGTTCAGAACTACACCAACATGTCCGATGGCATGAAGGAGCTGGAGGCCGCGATAGTCTCCGGCCGGTTCCACCATGACGGCAATCCGATCATGACCTGGTGTGTTGGGAACGTGGTTGGCAAGTACCTGCCTGGCAATGACGACGTGGTACGCCCGATCAAGCAGGGCGATCACAACAAGATCGATGGCGCGGTGGCTCTCATTATGGCCATAGGCCGTGTACTGGCGAACGCCCAAGTAGGCGAAAGCGTACTGGATACCCTTTCTGACGACGACATCCTGGTGATGTAAATGCGCACTTATCTGATCGACACCC